GGGAAAATCCCGCTTACCCAGGCGGGGAGCATTGACGGGCGGTATTACGACCCGGAGTGGTTTATTCAGGAAAACAAGAAGTAAGAGATAAAGCAGACGGTGCGTCATCGCGCGAATAACATTCGTGAGGTGGCGCATTTTTTATGGACGAAAGCCTGTTTTCAAAAATCGCGGAAAAAATAAAAAGGCACCCGGAGGACTATCAGGCGTACCGAGACCTGTACGATTTAGCGGTTTATGTGAAACAAACCGAGATAGAGATTTACTTAAAATACTTACGGCTGCTTGCGGCGGCGTGTGAGAAAGCTATCTTCGAGCCGGAGTACCCGCAGATCGTGAGTCAGGTGTTCAATCTGCACAAAGAGGTCTTGCTGGCCTTGGCACCGTATGACTTTGACTCGTACATCCAGTATATCGAGTGGGACAGGGAGCCTCGGAAGAAGTTTTATATGCCGCGAAGGAAGCAGCTCCGACCGGTGGTAGAGGCGTTGCAGGATTTGGAAGACGACAAATTAGACCTGTTAGCGATCAGCTTGCCGCCTGGAACGGGTAAAACGACTCTTGCAATGTTCTTTCTGACCTGGCTTGCCGGAAAGCACCCCGACGATCAGCTTCTTACCGGTTCGCACTCGAACAGCTTTGTGAGAGGAGTATACGACGAGTGCCTAAGAGTATTTCAGACGAGCGGCGAGTACCTGTGGCACGATGTCTTCCCGAAACTGGCCGTAACGAGTACAAATGCGAAAGACTGCCGTATTGATCTGGGAGCGAGGCAGCGTTTTGAAACTCTTGAATTTACGAGTATAGGCACCGGCAATGCCGGACTATACCGCGCCTCGCGTCTGCTCTACTGTGATGACCTGGTATCCGGTATCGAGGTGGCATTATCTAAGGAGCGACTGGAAAAGCTGTGGGAGACCTATACGACCGACCTTCGGCAGCGTAAGATCGGAGATCACTGTAAAGAGCTTCATATAGCGACGCGGTGGTCTGTTCACGATGTGATAGGCCGACTGGAGGTTGAGTACGCGGACAATTCTCGCGCGAAGTTTATTACTGTTCCTGCTCTGAACGCGAACGATGAAAGCAACTTCAAGTATGCATATGGCGTAGGATTTTCCACAGAGTTTTATCACGAGCAGAGAGCGATTATGGACGATGCCTCTTGGAGAGCATTGTATATGAACGAGCCTATCGAGCGAGAAGGACTCGTGTACCACGAAGACGAGCTGAGACGATATTGGGAGCTGCCCTCTTCTCCTCCGGACGCGATCTTGGCTATCTGCGATACCAAGGACACAGGAAAAGACTATTGCTTTATGCCGGTATGCTATGTTTACGGAGAAGATCATTATATGGCAGACTGCATATGTGATAACGGTTTGCCAGAAGTGGTAGATATACGGCTGGCTGAGATACTTCTGCGACACAAAGTAAAGGCTTGCCGATTCGAGTCAAACTCTGCTGGTCGCAGGACTGCCGAAAAAGTGCAGGATATGGTAAAAAGCCGAGGTGGTATCACTCATATTACTTCCAAGTTTACCAAAGCGAACAAGGAAACAAAGATTCTGATAAATTCCGATTGGGTAAAAGAGCATGTTCTGTTCAAAGACCAGAGTATGTATACGCGAAACAGCGATTATGGAAAGGCAATGAATATGCTGTGCAGTTATACGATGATGGGCAAGAACAAACACGACGATGTTCCCGACGGAATCGCACAGTATGCTGAGTTTGTACAGAGCTTAGAGGGTACGAAAGTGGAGGTTTTCAACCGTCCTTGGTAAATTGTCAGAAAATTTAGACACAATATGTTGTGTTTTGCTTGACATTAACCACAATATATGGTATGTATTAAGTGACCTGTGTGTTCTTTTCCTTAATCGGTGCTATTTGCGCGTTCTCCCCGCGCAAGTAAGCACCGATTTTTATTTTATCAGGAAGGAGGGCGAGTATGGCAAACACGGTAGATTACAGCAAAGGAACCGACCAGACCCGGCAGCTAAACGGGCGGCGAATGATTCTTTATCCGGAAGTAGAAGTGACTCGTGAAAATCTGCCTTTTATTCTGGAGAAAGCATTTACAGTACACGACATTAACCGAAGCGAGATTCAGTATCTCTGGGACTATTACCGAGGTATTCAGCCCATCCTGAACCGAATCAAAAAGGTTCGGCCTGAGATATGCAACAAGATTGTAATGAACATTGCACAGGAGATCGTTGCGTTCAAGGTGGGATACAGCTTCGGCGAGCCGATGCAGTATGTGGGCCGTACCGGTGAAGAGGCTGTCACAAAGATGGTCAGCCATCTGAACGAGCTTCTGTTTGCGGAGGACAAGATTCCGAAAGACCGAGATGTGTTCGAGTGGTCGATGATCTGCGGAACGGCTTTTAGGCTGGTACTTCCCGATCTTCCGGACGAAGCAGACGATGCTCCGTTCGAGATTTACACGCTCGACCCCAGGAATACCTTTGTCGTGTATAGCGCGGAGGTGGGCAATAAGCCTCTGCTCGGTGTGAAATACCTTACCGACGATCTGGGCCACCGGACGCTGACGGCATATTCCGAAACGGCCGTATATACGCTCGAAGAAGGCGAAATTGTAGACGAGAGGCCGAACCCGCTGCGGGATGTCCCGATCTATGAGTATCCGGCAAACAATGCTCGTCTTGGTGCGTTCGAGATCGTAATTCCGCTTATGGACGCGCTGAACAAGATCACTTCCAACAGACTGGATTCTGACGAACAGGTCGTACAGGCGTTTATCAAGTTTATCAACTGCGATATCAGCTCCGCGGACTTCGATGCCCTTAAAGAGAAGGGAGCCATCAAGGTCAAATCCGTAGACGGTGCCCCCGCCGATGTGGATATCGTCAGCACTCACCTGGTGCAGACCGAGACGCAGACGATGAAGAACGACATTTACAATGCCATCCTCACGATCTGCGGTATCCCGAACCGGAACGGCGGCAGCTCCACGAGCGATAACGGTATCGCGGTAGTGTACCGCGACGGCTGGGAGGCGGCCGAAACTCGCGCTAAAGATTACGAGCTGATGTTTAAGAAATCCGAAAAGCGGATGCTCAAAACCCTGCTGCGTATCTGTCGAGATGTTGATCCCGAGCTGGCCGGCCTTCGCCTGAAGGATATCGACATCAAGTTTACCCGCCGGAATTATGAAAACATTCAGAGTAAGGCCCAGGTTCTTATCTCTATGTTGCAGGAGCCGAAGGTACACCCGCTGACGGCTTATGAGACTTGCGGACTGTTCACCGATCCCGAAAACGCATACTCTCTCGGAATGAAATATTACGAGGAGCAGATGTCGAAATGGGAGCCGGTAGCAGTAGACGAGACCGCTGCCGAAGCTGAAGAAGAGGTAACCGAAGATGAGAATGTATCAAGCAACGGACAGTTACCTAAAGAGGCTTAAAGCGTTTATCCGGCGAGAGTTTAACCACTACTCCACTTTAGCGTTTGACGAGTTGAATGTAACGCGGTCGAAGAAGGAAACGGAAGCGACCTTCTCCCGATTACTGGCTTTCAATCTGACGGAATATCGGAAGATTGCGGCCACGGCTCGAAAGTACGCACTCACTTTTCTAAATTCCGGTGAAAAGAAAAAGGCCGAAAGCAAGAAGTTTTCCGAGGATGACATCATCGAAGAGGTTCTGCTGGCCTACAACTTTGTGACTGGATACCTGTACAAACCGGAAGCGGAGCGAAAACGGCTCCGTCTTGCGGAAGAGATAATGACCGCTAAAGAGTTTCGAGACCGGGAGCGATATCGGAAGGTCGTGAACAAGGGTGCGAACCTTTGGTACACGCAATCTTCGCAGTACGCAATCACGCTCGAAGACGAGACGCTCGTCAAGACTTGGAAAGACGCGGGAATAACGAAGGTTCAGTGGGTAACGGAACGGGATGACCGGGTGTGCCACGAGTGCCGACCGCTTGACGGTAAGGTGTTCGATATCGACCACATTCCGGCGAAGCCGCATTATAACTGCCGATGCACATTGAAACCAATACGGATGTAGGCGGGAGACCGCTTTTATATCGAGGTCAGAGAAGACCTCTAAATAATCGCACTTACTGGCAGAGAAGCCACAAACCACAAACAACGAGGCAGAGAAGCCTATAAAACGCAAGGAGGATTGTCCAAATGAAGATTGATGTTACGAAGATTTCCGGTTACGACAGCATGTCGGCGGAAGAGAAGGTGGCCGCTCTGGAAAGCTACGACGCAAATGTAGTTTCCAAAGATGTTTTCGACAAAACAGCTTCCGATCTTGCCGCGAAAAAGAAAGAGCTTGCCGCTCACCTGTCTGCCGAGGAACAGGCCAAAGAAGCTGACAGAGAAGCCCGCGAAAGTTTACAGACTGCCTATGACACGCTTCAGAGACAGTTTGACGATCTGATGAAGAAGCCGGTTCCCGACGGAGGCAGTAACACGATGACTTTGGACGCATTACGCAAAATGTCTGTTCAGGAACGAGCGGAGTATTACCGCCAGAACCCTGAAGAGTACAAAGCACTTTACTCAGGAGGTAAAACCTAATGCCCAATGTTTATTATGACAATTTTTACTTGTCCAATGAGGTAGAAGATCAACTGATTACGCAGCTTGACCTTCAGAGATTCGCGACCATCGATAACAATCTGGTAGGCGAACCCGGTATGGTTCGCAAGATCAACATCTACAGCGGAACTGACGGTGCGCAGATTCTTGCTCTTGGTTCCGGCAACACCACTTCTATCGAGGTTTCCTATACCCCGAAGGAGTATCGCATCGAGACCCTTCAGGCTCGCTTCCAGTATTACGACGAGGAAGCCATGGCAGACCCGATGCTCGTCCCTGTCGGCGTTCGCAAGATCGGCGTGGACATCGCCAACACCCTGAACCAGAGTGTTATCGACGAACTTGTTGATAACACCGGTATCTATATTCCCGGTGCGACCATCGACTTTGATGTGTTCGCTGATGCTCAGGCTCTGATGAACATCGAGAACCTGGAAGGTACTAAACTGTACGCCCTTATCGCTCCTTCCGATGCCGCCGCTCTCCGTAAGGCTCTGAAATCTACTCTTCAGTATATCGAAGCCTTTGCTCGTCAGGGATATATCGGAACTGTCGCCGGTGTCAATGTGTACATCTGCAAGGCACTTGACAAGGGTGATCTGGTTATCGCCGCTCGTGATGCTGTCACCATCTTCAACAAGAAGGGTGTCGAGATCGAACAGCCCGGTCGTAGCGAGACTGCTGCCAATGTCCGTCAGAACACCGTCTTCGGTCGCAAGTATTTCATCACTGCGATGACTCGCCCGAATCACGCTGCGTATATCACCACCGCGTCCGATGCGATGACGAGTGCTACCGGTACTGCCGTTGCGGGTACTATGTACTACGAGAAGGTCGGTACCAACTATACCTACAAGCCTGTTGCGGTCGGTGCGTCCGTTTCCGGTCTGTATAAGTTTACCTAATAACTGGAGGAGGCAGCCAGTATGGACAATCAGACCAAACTTACGACTCTGAAAGCGTTCGTTTCTGAGTCGGATGAAGAAGTGCTGTCTGCCTTTCTTGCAATAGCCGAGAGCGGTTTGCTTCGCAGATTGTATCCTTACGATCAGACTCAAACCGCTCTGCCGGATTGCTACGCAATGACGCAAATCAAATATGCGGCGTATCTGTTAAACAAACGAGGGCTTGATTTTCAGACGGTGCATATTGAGAACGGTGTGCATATGCATTTCGACGAGACGGATATTCCTGCGGCTATTGCGATGGAGATCACTCCTTACTGCGGGGTGATCTAATAAGGAAATATCTCTCCCGCGTCCGGTCAGTCTCAGCCTCAGATGTTCGGCATAGATGTGTCCTATGACAACATTATTGCCTTATCGAATGAGGATTATCCGGGGATAGATGAATACTCGGTTTTGTGGGTAGGCATTACTCCGGAACTGGATTCTGACGGGAACCTTGCGGTAGACGAAGCTGGGCGGGTAAAGACTCCTCACAACTATATCGTGAAGAAGGTAGCCAAGAGCATTTTGTTCACGACATTAGCAATAAGCAAGGTGATGGTCAGTGGCTAAGAAGGTTATCGATGTAAACATCTTCGACTCGAAATCCATTGATGCGGCTATTACGGAGCTAAAACGGTATAAAGCCTCGATAAACATTAAAATCGAGCTTTTGAAACAGCGTGTTGCCGAGTTTATCCGGCAGCGGGCACAATCCGGTTTCGACAATTCCATAGCTGACGAATATACCGAAAAGACTCAGCAACGATGGGGTGTGGTTCCGAAGGTATCATCGGTGTCGGTAACTACTCAAGATGCCGGTGAGGTTGTTCTGGTCGTAGCTACTGGCGACGATGCCATATTTATCGAGTTTGGTGCCGGTGTCCATTTCAATGGGGCTTCCGGTTACTCTCCTCACCCTTGGGGCGAAGAACACGGGTTTTTAATCGGTGAGTATGGTCAAGGTTTAGGTTCCCGCGAGCAATGGCCCATTATGACAGGCTTCTGGTCGTATGGTACTAAAGCCACGATGCCTATGTACCGAGCGGTTATGGAACTGAAAGATGTTTTCCCAAGTATGGCGAAGGAGGTATTCGGATGATTGATATTACCCCTCTGGAAAATCAGTTAGGCGAGGAAATTAAAACCGCAGTCTTAGCCGAGTTTCCGACAGCATTTATCACAGACGAATATGTCCCCTCCCCTACTGATTTTCCCTGTTTGTCTATCGTTATCGTCGGAAATACGGTTCGTTCGACCGCTTCCACGAGCGACGAAATAGAAAACTATGCCGATCTCTCTATAGAGGTGAACGGGTATTCCAATCGAACGAACGGCAAGAAGCAGGAATGCGACAAGTTGATGGCGATTGTAGATGGCGTACTGGCTCGCCGGAATTTTAACCGGACGATGCTTCAGCCGATACCCAACTTAGCAGATGCTACTATCTACCGCAAGACCGGTCGCTATACGGTGACGGTAGGTAGAGACTTAAAACTCTATAGGAGGTAATGTAATGGACGCTATTACTACCTACAAGGTATACCTGATGCAGTCCACCGATTCCGGTTCGAGCTACACCAAGCTCGTGGACATCAAAGATTTTCCCGATTTGGGAAATGCGCCGGAAAAGTTAGACAAAACGACCCTGTCTGACCCGATTCGTTTGCACGAAAACGGTATTCAGGACATCGATGATCTTACTTTTACCACCAACTACAACAAGGTTGACTTCACCGCCCTCAAAGCCCTTGAGGATAATACCGACAAGTATTTTGCGGTATGGTTCGGTGGTAGTGAGTCCGGCGGTGTTGCGACTCCCGATGGCTCTGATGGTAAATTCAGCTTCACGGGCAAGCCGTTCACCTATGTGCAGGGTGGCGGGGTCAATGAGATCGTTGATATGCAGATCAGCATCGCACTCAGCTCCCCCATCGTTTTTGCGTAAACCTGGCTGACAGTTACGGAGGATTAACTTATGACTATCACTTTCACTTACAAAGATACAAAGTACACTCTGGAGTATACGAAAGAGACCGTAATGGCTCTTGAGGCACGAGGCTATAAGCCCGATGATATCGGTGACAAACCGATGAGTAATCTGCTGCCGCTCTACCAGTGTGCGTTTCTCGCCCATCATCCGATGATTACTTCCGCAGTTACGGATGAGATTTATAAGCTCATTCCGAACAAACTGGATTTTATGAAAAAGCTCGTAGAGATGGTAAATGAGCAGGAAGCGTTCCTGTCTGACGAGCCGGAAGAGTCTGAGGGAAACGTGGTCTGGATGGTGAGTTAGTAAGTGGCTCACTATCCTCCGGTTCGGGGAGGGGTGCTAATGGTACTTCTCCCCGTTACACTTACACGGAGATTTTCAAAAAAGTTTGGCCGTATTATCTGTCTATAGGGATGACCTATGACGAATACTGGCGAGGCCCTGCCGAGCTGCCGAAGTATTACAGAAAAGCTCACGAACTGCAAACAGAGCGTGAAAACATACGCGACTGGCGAATGGGCTTATATATCCGCGACGCGATAATGGCCTGTATGCCGTTTCCTATTGGCTTTGCGAAAGGCAGTGCGCGTCCCCGTCCATATCCAAACGAACCGTATTCAATTAGCGAAAAACAGGATAAAGCCAAGGCCGAGGCAAAGGCTCGTTCTCAGTATAACCGTATGAAAGACAAGATGATGGCCAAGATGAAAGCACAAAACGCGAAGTACGAGGAGGTGAAGTAAATGCCGACTGAACTGGATTCGTTAGAAATAAAACTAACAAGTGACGCTAATAAAGCGACAGATGCGGTAGATTCGCTCACTGACTCATTAAAGCGTTTGAAATCCGCATCCGAAGGATTAAGCGGTAAGAGTGCTACTTCTTTTTTAACAGGACTTGCTGATGTTGGAAAGAAAAATACGGTTGCGTCCGATCTTGGTAAATCGGTTCAATCGATGGCTGATGCGGAAGTAAAGGCATTATCTACAGTATCCGACGCTGCTACTAAAAGCCAAGTGAACATCAATAACGCAAGCGTAGCCACCGATGCATGGCGACAGGATATGCAAGAGGTTCTCGGCATAGCCAAAACGCTTGTTTCCCCATTCGTATCTCTTGCTAAATGGTCTGGAAAAATCGTGTTCAAGGGCCTTGCCAAGAGTGCCCAGCTTGCCCTGTCTCCTATTAAGAAACTGATTAGCAGTACCAAAAACCTGTTCCGGTCTATTGCTCGTATTGCAATGTACCGAGCAATCCGTACTTTTATCAAACTGATTACCGACGGTCTCAAAGAGGGCATTGACGCAATGTACTCTTGGAGCAAAGAAATGGGCGGTCAGTTTGCGGCAAGTATGGATACTATCGCCACGAAGACCCACTATATCGGCAGAAGCCTTGCGGCTATGCTCGCTCCGCTGATTAACCTTGCCGCTGTGGTTATTGAACGCGTCACTCCCGCGTTTGTGGGGATGATAAATGTGTTCAATAAATTCCTTGCTACCCTTACCGGTCAGGATTATTTCACGGTAGCTATCGAGGGCTTGGTGGAATACGGCGACACGATCTCCGGCGCGGCTGATAAAAGCGGCCGCGCGGCCAAAGAGATTCGGGATGCTGTTGTCGGCATTGACGAGCTGAATATCATCTCTCAGAATACCGGTTCTGGCTCTGACAATACCGTTGACGGTGGAACCTTTGTAGACGAGTTTCTGAACGAGAACGATAAGAGCGGCTTTGCTGCACAGCTTGCCGAGGCTATCGGTGAGCAGGATTGGACGAAGGTGGGTACCACCATTGCCGAAAAGATTAACGATATCTTTACTGACAAAACGAAGATAAAGAATCTGAGTAAGAAGGTTGGCACTTTTATCAAGGGTGCATTGAACCTTGTATCCGGTCTGCTTGGTAAAGTAGACTTTGCCGGAATTGGCTCGTCTATTGCGGGCTTCCTGAACGGTATCTTCGAGGACTTTGATGATCGAGATGCTTACAATCTCGGCCAGACCTTGGCAAATGCAATTACGGCTCTTCCGAAAGCCGCCGTAGGGTTTATGACTGACCTTAACTGGAAAGAGGTTGGCTCTAAATTAGGGACTACTTTGGGCGGGGCTTTGTCGGGTATCGCTCAGTTTATTACCGAGACCGATTGGGGGTCTTTGGCAAAAGGTCTTGGTGAAGGACTTGCTGCTTTGATAACCAACGAGGATTTACTGGCCGGAATAGCCAACCTTGCTACAGGATTAGCCAGTGCCCTTATTACTGCTACTAATAGTGCATTAGATGGATTTAGTACAGGCGTATTAAATGCCATGACCCGCGACCCGGATACAGGAGAAGGACTGTATGAGGGTGATAAGTGGACTACCTTTGTACGCGACTACGGTTCAAAAGATATCGAACGCCATAACAATGCGGATTTTGAGAAGTGGTTGAAAGAACACGGACACTCTAAAGGTTCTTATTCGGCGGTATTCACTAAACACCCGAATGGCTATAGCAATCTGTACGGCTTGTATACTCAGTATTGGAACGAGACGCAAGGCAAAAGCGGTTCATCGTCCGCTAAAAACTGGGTCGAACCGTGGTTGGCTTCTATGGGCTTTAGTGATGATACTCTTGACGAGTATATGTCCGACAGAGCCGTTAATGGAGTCCAGAGCTATTATGATGGTATGAGTACCAAGATGGTGGAACTCCTTCCTACTGGTCAGGAAAAGTGGGAGAAGTGGCATCAGGACTTGCTGAACGGAACAAATATGGACGACGAAGGCGAAAAACTCGCAAAAGCGGCCGTAGATTCCTTCGCAAAAGGACTTGGTAGTATTAAACCCGCAGATAGTAAAGCTATTCAAACCAACTTTGAAGGTGTCATAGGGAATATCGATGTTAGCGGTACTTTCAAGGGCAAAGGAAAAAAAGCCGTTGAAGGGTTTAACAAGGGTATCGCAGATAACAAAGATACCACAATTGCCATTGTGAAGAAGTGGATGCAATCTGCTGGAAATGCCGCTTCAATGGTAAACCTCGAAGGTTCTCCGTCAAAGCTCTATGCTCAGAAAGCTAAGAATGTAATTCTTGGCTTTAACAATGAGATCGCACGAGACGGTTATACCACCGAAAATACGGTAGCGAACTGGATGCGGAATGTTCAGGCGGCGGTGCCTACTCTTACCTACTCTACCGACATTGACCCGTCGGTACTTAATAAGTATGCTTCTGGTTCTCTCGATACTACCGTTTCCACACAGACCTCGCTCGTTGCTACTGGCTTCGAAGAGAGTATGGAGCGGTTCTATATGACCTATCTTATGCCGGTACTGAACCAGATCGCGCTTGACACTACTACCACCGCAAACAAGCCCGACCCGGTGATCGAGCTTGACGGCAGGACGCTTGCAAAAGCGGTGAACAATCAGAACCGTGTAAACGGCTACAGCTTCTCGTAAGGGGTGAGGCGAAATGACTTACTTAAATGTAAATGGCCACGACTGGCCTTACCCCAAGCGAGGGGTAACGCCTACGGTAACGACCATCGTAGACGCAGGGCGAAACGCTAACGGCATTGTCATCGGCCAGAGGCTCGGACGAGATCAGTACAAGATTGACAATCTCGAATGGCCGGTACTGTCGGCTGACCAGTGGGAAAGTATGTTGCAGGATATCTCCGGTTTCTACTTTCCGGTAACTTTTTACGACCCCGTTACGCAGACCCGGAAAACGCTGACTATGTACTGCGGCGACCGTACCGCCGAACCTTATTGGGTAGACGCAAACGGAAAGCCCACAATGTATATCAACTGCAAGGTGAACTTAATCGACACAGGGAGGTGAGGATATGCAGCACGTTTCTGACGGATACAGAGAGGCAATGCAACTGCCGATTCGTAACCGTGGATATATTCGTGTACTGTTAGCGGCCTTTAATCCTGAAACGCAAAACAATGCGTTCTTCGATGACCTATCCTCCACGCCTATCCTGTGGTATTGTGATCCTCTGAACTTGTTTCAAGGCCGACCATCCGAACAGCATTACGCGACTTTGGAAGATCGGTGGACAAAGGTTGATGGAACGATGTATTTTGCTCCGGCGAGCCTTGGCAACCAGTGGCAAACCATCGAGACTTCGGCAATCATTACTCAGAATGTAGTGTCTTCCGGTACGGTGGCCGTGACCTATCCTGCCGACCCCGACCTGACCGATATCACGATAGACTTTGACGGTAGAAGCCCGAGTCGTTTGGAACTCGTACTTTCAAATGGCCGTGCCTTTATCACCCGTAATCCCTCAAACTCCAGAAGGATATCCATTCATAGCGAGGATTTCCGAAATACCACTGGCTTTACCTTCACTGCCTATCTGAGCAGCACTTACAACTCTCGGTTAAGAGTCAATGCTATTTATCTCGGGAAAGTGTTCGAGTTTTCCAACGACCAAGTGATAGATTCTCGGGTGACTTCCCACGCTTCGCCGCTTGCCGAGGATTGCCCTACCATTGACGCAATGGTAAAGGTCGCGGATTACGATAACTTCCTGAACCCCGACAATCCCGATGCGGCGGTTTACTTCTTCAAGCCCGGTCAGATGATGTATGTATCTTATGGCTACGAGCTTGAGACTGTGCCTCAGATTTTAGGACAGGTCTATACCTCTGCGGTCGAATGGGTACCTGGCTGGAAGCTGGAACTCGACCGTTGGGATTATCAGAATAACCAGGCTACGCTTTACGGAGTGGAAAAGCTGCGGCATTTGTCTGACCTATATCGAGACGGGCAGTATATGACTGGTCGGTATTATGGCGGGATGGTCGGCGAAGTACAGTTAGCTGCCGGATTGAATAACCGGCAAGTAGATATGACTGACTGGCAGGCAAGAGAATGGTCTGCTAACGGAAGCATTGTACCGGTCGTTTCTTATCGAGAAGCCTTTCAGATGCTGGCTAACTTGACTACAAGCACCCTGCTTGTAAACCGAACCGGTCAGCTAATTTTCCGAGACTGGCCGAGACTCCAGAACATTGTTCCGGAAGACTATACGATTCGGACGGATGACCTGTACGCATATGCGAAAATGCAGTATCCTCCGGTGGTAAAAGATGTCACGATAGATTCCGGTCAGTGGTGGACAGAAGCCGATACGGTGGAAGCCGCAAATGAATATATCTCTCTCGCGCAAGGTGGCTCCCAGGTGCTTTCGTGGAACACTCCGATATATGTTACCTCGGTTACACTCGATGGCGATCCTGCTGCCAGTGTCGGATTGAAACAAGAGTATGTGAACCCGTACTCTATAAAGCTGACCGCACTTACTGCGGTGTCCGGAACAGTTATTGTTTCCGGGCAAGCACTAAGCTGGCTTGCCACTGAGGCATATTATTCGATCTTGCCCACAGGCAATTCTGAACGCTGGACGAAGCCAACCGGCTCCATATCGCCGAAACTTCGCACCAAAGAAGCTAATGCCTTGGTTTTCGACAATTACTGTAACACTCCGACTTACACCGCCGAAACGAGAGGCTTTCCGGAGCTTGACGCAGGGGACATTATCTATCTCGAAGATAGGTTCCGTCCTAACTTGAGAATATGGCTGACCGATGTTTCCATACGATTTAATGGAGCTTTCCGAGGCAGCTTTACCGGAAGATGGGTAGGTGATGACAGTGGCTTGGGTAACTCCTAAAACGAACTGGTACGGTTATACGACTCCGGCAGGAACCTACTCCGGCGACTATTTCACTTATGTGGACTTTAACCGGATAAAAAACAATCTGGACGAGCTGAAGACCATTGCCGAAGCCAGTTACACATATATCACGATTCCGTGGAACGCTCTCGGAAATGACCGGGTGGTAAATGATCTCGTTTCGATAGACGATATGAACGCTATCGAGGAGAACCTGGATAATCTGAACTCCGCTTCGGTCAGCTTGGATATCGGAAGTGTACGGTTTACGGAAAACACGGCTCTCACCTTTCAAGAGTTAAACCGTATCGAGAGTGCGTGTCTGAAGCTGAAAGACGAGATCGCTAATGCGGCTGCCGGTAGACGCAAGTTTACTTGGAACTTTGGAAAGGGGATTGAGATTTAATGGCTTGGGCAAACCTTAAAACCAACTACACCGACGCTTCGTGGACTGGCCACAAAAAGTATAAAATCACGAACACGGATAATAGCACATCGTTCAACGCTGAGATTCAGGATAACACAGTTTATACGAACGAGCAGGACAGCTTTTTCGGAGCGTCTGATGCAAACGCTATGAACGGTGCCATCAATAATATTATGAACGGTGCCGCAACTCTGGCGGGAGCGAAGACCTTTACTTCAACTCCTACTTTTTCGGACAATAATGCCTCGCCTGGCTTTCGGTGTAGCCCTTTGAATAATCCGACGGCCAATTCTGGTTGGCAATGGATGGCAATGGCTCTGACGAATGGTGGCTATCGTACCGACCACTGGGTGTTTGGTGAGTATAGCTACGACTCCTCGACCGGAGCGGCTTTAAATACTTACGAGGGATATCGTCTTCCTACGGTCAATGCCGACCTTGGTTCCAACATTGTCCACAATATCCTCACTTCTAAATCCCCTGTCACTATCGCACAGGGTGGCAGCGGTCAGGCGGCTGTTACGACCGACGATTTTACGCCCACTATCGCATATGACGATGGTACCGCACCTACTCTTGCTGCCAACAGCAATAAAGCGAGGTGGCATAAATGGGGGCCGTTAGTGCATATCGAGGGATACTTCCGTATTACCTCACTCGGAGAGACTACCGGTAGATTCCTTGAGATTTCCGGTTTGCCTTTCAGCTTACAGGTACCGTACAGTGGAACCGGCACTCCGCTCTTCCAGGCAACGGCACCTTCGGATAATGTGTCCAACATTGTAGGCATTAAAGACAGTGCAACTTTGAGAGTAGTACACGGCCCGCAAGCGACCGCAAGCGGCCCATATCTCCCGACCGGTTGGTGTTCCTATGATTTATGGGCATTTATTGCATAAGGAGGGTAACTTATGGAGACGATATGGGCGGTACTTCTCGCCGCAGGAATACCATCTGCCGTGGTAGGGATTCTGATCGGACGGATGAACAAGAAGATTGACAGGCGAGACAAAGAGCGGGAAGAACTTGACGCAGCTCGCCTACGGAACCAAGTAATCCAGATGGAGTTAATCGCGGCCTCCCTCTCCTTGGGCGAGGCAACGGCAGAAGCGGTTCAGCGAATCCCCGACGCTCACTGTAACGGAGATATGCACTCGGCTCTCGACTACGCGAAA